TCTATTTTCATATAGTGTCAACATGTCTGTTGGACCTTTTAAAAACATAAATGCTTCTACTAAACATGCATATAATAGTCCTTGAGGGAAGTAATTACTTACATAAGTTCCACTAGTATTAGTCTCTAAACCAGTTGGTTGAGCATTATAATGAATGATATATTTATAGTTTTGATCTGGTGTAGGAGCAACAAATATAGCTCCTGATGTAGCAGTATTAGTACCTGTTGTTGCACCACCAAACATAGAGTAATATTTAGGAAGTCCTGTTGTATCTTGACCTGCGGTACCTCCTTCAGTGCCTGTAAGCTCTCCTACATACTCAGTTATAAAAGTTTGATCACGTCTTTCTAACCATACTCCTTCACCTGTAGTAGCACTTGTTGAATCAAATACTTGAACACCTCTTATAAATAAAGCTTTTGTTGGAACTGTAATACTATTAAAATCTGTAGCAAATTGTGCTTCTGCTTGAACTCTGTCTGAATCCATTGGAATATCTAAATTAATTCTATGTTCAGCGTTTTCTAAAAATCTATTTATAACAGCAGCAGTAAATACGTTAGCATCTACCTCTGTATAATTTCTAATATCTGTTGTTAAATTTGCGTATGTATATCCAGCCATAATTAACTTCTATCATTTACGGGTCCAATTGTACACTGAAAACCGCCTCCTGTTGCTGTGCTTGTAGCATTAGATACTAAAGGCACTGTTAATGAATTATATAATGTTTCTGTTTGTGATGCTTTAGGACCAACTATAACAGTTGTTCCAATTGCTGTTGCAAGATATGAGCCATAAACTTTTGCACCTGATGTGTGGGCAATCGCTGTAGTGTTAGATGGAGTTACTCCTCTAAATGGTGCAGCTGTTCCTCTTGTGCATCCTGTTAATGTGTGTGTAGACCTACCTGTGTATTGAATAGTTTCGTTTGCATATGTTCCAACTAATAATGGATTAGTAATTGTACCAGCAGTTAAATCAGCTTGTGTGTAAACTTTTTCTATAACAATATATCCTGCTGTTGGAAACTCAGATCCATTAGTTAAAACAATTGATGTAGCAGAATCACTTATGTTTCCATTTAATGTTGTAGATAATTCTAAAGTTGTAATTGCGACTCCACCTATAGGTTGTTTAACACTACTAAATCTTACGTAAGATGTTCCTTCATTTAAACCATTACCAGGAAAAGAAACACTCAAAGTTCCAGAAGCAGCTGTAGTTGTAAAAGGATTGTTTGGTAAAATATCTGTTACAGGAAACTCAACTCTTGCAGGTCTTGCATGTTTTAATCCTTGTGGATCAGCTCCTACTGGATGTGGTTCTAATTGTGGTTGCTTAGGTTCAAATTCAGATGTGTGCACCCATGCACCAGTCCACTCTTGCACCATTTCTCTATATGGAAAAGCTGCGCCGGATCTATCAGAGATCGCTAATGCTCTACTACCTTTTGCAAATCTAGCCATTATATATTTGGATAGTATGTCTTCGGAGTAATAAATGTGCTAGCTGCAGAACCATCTTCAGATAATGCTCTAGCAAGTTCATCCTCGTACAACAACTTCATCTCCTGTGTTCTTTGTGGTGCAAACTTCATAGATAGGTAATACGACAGTCCTGAAACCATACATGGTACAAATCTAAAAGGTGCATCACTTGCGTTAGTATATGCTCCTGCATCTTGAATTCTTTTTACATAGTAAACACTTAAATAGTTTGATGCAGCAGTTGCATTTGGTAAAGGATAAATAGTTAATGTAACTTTATCTATAAATCTTTGTACCCAAAATTGTGAAGGCGTTCCATTAGATGCTTTGTTTGCTGTTGCAGCATAAGAATCTCTTGCAACTTTAGTTAGACCTGTATCTGATTGATTTGTTGTATTATAGTTTTGTCTATAAGATACATTTAAAATATCAGAGATACCATAAATATTTGCTGTTGGAACAGTTGTAGCTTGTGGTGGTTCTCCACCTCCAGGTACGTCTGAAGAGTTTCTGTAAAAAGTATAAATACCAGATCCTTCAGCTGTAGCATCTACATTAGTTGTAGAACCTTGAACTAAATTAATATTAGTGTTTCCTACTTCCCAAAAATGTATTCCTCTATTACCCCATTCTTGAAAAAGAATGTTTAACGATCTTCTAGCAGTTTTTAATTGATGTCCTGCCGTACCAACTAAACCGATACGTTCATACGCATCTGCAATGATCTCATCAATTGAAAAGTTTTGATCAAATGCGTAGGCTGAGGAAGTAGTATTCGCCATTGGCTACTCCTTTAAAATGTTCCGACTACGTAACAAAAATCACAGTTAGTAAGATCGACGTAAGCTCCACTGTCACAATAAATACCAGCTCCTGGTAATTTAAACTCTTGAACTTCATTAGCTGCAGTTCCAAACTTACCATGAAAAACTAAATTTTTTGCTGTCGCACTTCCAGTTTCATTATAAATTTTTACTTCAGCATCTGCGGCACTAGCTTGTGCAAAGACAGTCATAATATTAATCTTTGTAAGATTAGTGGCTGTTGATGTAGTTGCAGTATTTACTAAACCTTGTAATTGACCGTCTGCAGTTAAAACAACCGATTGTCTTACTTTTGATGTTATTGACATAATTTTATTCTCCTTAAATTTATGTGGGGCCGAAGCCCCACACTAATTAATTATTACGCTGCAAATGCAAATGCACCTGTAGTTGCGTCTGCTGCACCAGCCATTTTAGATGCAATGTGCCATGTACCTGTTTCATAACAAATAAAAGCAATCATGCTTCCAGTTGTTAAAAGGTTTGTAGCTGCGTTAGCGGCAGTGAAAACTAATTGAGTTTCACCTGCTGCAGAAATATCAACATCTGCTTCTCCGCCTGATCTTGATTCAATTATTGAACCAGTAGCCCAAACATCAGTTCCAGCTGCATCAAAAGTTAAAGTGTTAGTTCCACCAGTTGTGTCAACTGCTTGCATGTAAACACATACTGTTCCTGCTGTTGCTGCAGGTAATGTAGTACTTGCTGCGGCTGCACCTGTGTAGTTTACAATTGTTATAGTGTCTGCTGCAAATGCGAAACCAGCACCTGTTGCTACGTCTGCTTTTGCTAAACCAGTTAAGTCAGGCATACCTGAACTCATTCTAGTTGTGAATACACCTGTTGTTGTATTTTTAGTCGCGACTTGAAAACCAGCTTCTGATCTTACCGGTCCCGAAAATGTAGTATTTGCCATAATTTTATCCTCCTAGTTATGATACATAGTCTCTAGGCCGTCGACTATACGCGTCTACGTATCGTTTAAAAATTGTATAGTGAATTATTTATATATTAGATTTTAGTAGAGTGCAAGAGAGCCTTATAAGAAAGTGCGATTTCAGCGATGTAGCTTTATTACTTAAGTAGCTACAGAAACTTGTGGAGCAGCGGCTTCAACGCTATTTTGCCTGTGAGCAATTTTAGCTTCTTCAAGCTTGATCTCAGTAATGACTTCTCTAACTTTGTCATCAATCCTGACCATTTCAAGAGTGTACCTACCATTAGACAGATGCTCCTGTTCCCACTTCAACTCCAAGGACCTTTTTCGTTTGTATAGGTCTTGTATCATCAACAACCTCCTCATAGGTTATTCTGTTTACTTGGTCATCATACGAATTACCAAGATATTCCCAGTTTATACTCTTTTCTCCCAACTTGTCAAGGATTGATTGTTCAAGAGAAATAGCATTATCTTCCGCAGAAACATTAAATTTTGCGTAATGATCGTATGCCCATATTTTTACTGTGAATTGTTTCATGATCTCACCAT